TTCTTTTTCCTGATTATATTTATAAAAAAATCATATTGAAGTTTCTTATCTAATGAGGAGAACTTATTCATCTCATTTGCATACATCAAACAATCAATATGTCCTGACAAACATCTGTTAATAATATAAGGAGCATACTCCTTTATGGAGGAAGGATCTTCATCCATAATATTTTTTTTATTTTGATTGATTGAGTTCAACCAATCTTTTAGTTCAATTTTCATTTTTATAAGTAATTGGATGAAAATTGCAATATTCATTAAATACAATCTTACATTCTTTATTAGTAAGATTACAGTGCTGTGCTGCTTTTGGAAGATTCCACTTAGCAGCAAAAAGCATTTCCATTGCTTCTCTTGTTTCAGGTCTCATTTAAAACTACACTCACATTTACTAATAATAAAATCTTTTGTTTTTTTGAGTTTTCCAGAACAAACTTTTTGTGCAATATTTCTATCCACTTTATTTTTTTTACACCAATCACTTAAATTTTCAATTCTATTTTTTTCTCCTGTTTTAATATTTTCAATAAAATAACTTTTAGATAAAGAAAAACTTGCATTATATTTGCGATCACACCATTCCAAATTTTCAACAGAGTTATTTAATTTGTTTTTATCAATATGATTAATTTCATTAAAGTTTTTTGGATTTGGTAAAAATATTTCTGCTATAAATCTATGATGATAAATTTGTATGCGTTTTTTATTTGCCTGGAGTCCTAAACAAGCATAACCATTATTATTTTTTTGTATAATAGGATTTAGTTCTCTCAATGACCCATAACTTCCTTTATTACTAAAAACTTTTCCATCAACTGCACCAAAATATCCAAGTAGGGTTGGATGTTCAACTAAACAATTATCTTTAATAAATTGTTTGTTAATTAATAACATATTCTCTTTTTTTTCTTGTCTGATTTTCGTTTTATAGTTGCGTTGATTTTCTACCGATTTTTTAGTTTTTGGACTCTCAAGATACTTTTCTCTATTTTGTAAATAATATTCCCTGTTATAGTCTTTTCTTTTTTTCTTATTTTCTGGGTCAGAAACCCACTTTAAATAATATTCTTTATTGTAATCTTTTTTGTTTTTAGACATAAAATTTACATTTTGCATTACAATAGTTTATGTTTTTTTCTTTGGTTTTCTTCCCAAGGAATAACTCTCAAATTTTCCAATTTAGCAATTTTTTCAGGCGGTATATTATTCATATATCCTTCATATACAGGATATATGTGGTCTAATTGATAACCACCTTCAACTCCACATTTGGTTCTTGGTTTATGTTCTGGATTAATTATATCATAATGTTTAACATAATTAACCTCACTCAATTTATCAATCAAATAACGATACTCTTTATATTTTGTTTTTTCATTTTCTGGTTGTTTATTCCAAGAAACATATCCAAGTTGTTTCATATCTAAACCAGCATTCCAAGGAACATAATTTTCTTTTGCTTTTCGCATTTTTTCCAAAGATGTCTTGGAATATATTTCAGTTTTTCCTTTGTTCCAAGGAATTTTACCAGTATTAGATTTTTTAATTTTTTCTTTTGTTTCTTCAGTTAAAGGTTTTCTTGGATAAGAAATTCTACCAAGAACAAAACTATCACCAGGGCATTCAACAGACCTTTTATTTACTTGCCCGTCGTTCCACCATTTTGCTCCTTCTTTTATCATAATACCAACCTGCATTTGCTATAACTATTTATACAAAAGCAACTTTGTATTACTTGAATTTGCATTCACACATAATTTCAGTTAATGCTGCTAAAAGATTAATTTCTTGGTCAGCCACGAAACAAATCTGGTATTGGTACTTAGCAACAATAAGAACAGCAGCAGGAATAGTTTGGGGGGAAAGACAATCATAGCAAGCATCATACACTCTGCGAAGAACAACTGCAGGATCATTATCTAAGTTGGCAACTACCCACTTTCGGACTTCGGAAAAGTTTTTACTTTTAAGATGAGCAATGAGATCATTTACAGCAACATCAGAAAAAGTTGCAAGAATTCCACTATCTATCTCACCACCAACAGAGTACCTCTGGCATTCATTTAACACTCTCCTCCAATCAGGGAAATGCTTATTAATTAATTCAGCAAGTACCTTCGGATCATATTTGATACTTTCTTCATCCAAGATGTTTTGCAATCGTTTAAAAAATGATCCTGCCAATTGTGCCTTCTCTTTACCTTTTACAGTAAAATCAACTACAGCACATCGGGAGTGAAGGGGTTCAATGATTTTATTTTTATAATTACAAGTAAAAATAAATCTACAATTTTTATAAAAAGTTTCAATATTTGCTCTTAGCAAAAGTTGAACATCATTGCCGGTGTTATCTGCCTCATCTATGATAATAACTTTATGCTTACCAGTTCCTTGAAGGGAGACGGTTGAAGCAAAGTTCTTTGCTTGATTCCGTACCGTGTCCAGAAATCTTCCTTCGTCAGATCCATTAATTACATAAAAATCCGCACCCAATTGATTACAAAGTGCCTTCGCAATTGTTGTTTTTCCAATTCCGGGAGGTCCAGCAAGGAGAAGATTTGGAATCTCTCCCTTACTGACAAAATCATTAAATGTTCTTTTTGTATCTTCTGGTAAGATGCAATCTTCAATGGTTTTTGGTCTCCATTTTTCAACCCACAAAAAATCTTCACGCATACTCATAAATCCAATTTGGCATTCTATCAGGAATTTTTAGGTAATTATCCTTTACCCAAGGCTTAGACGCAACATACATCTTATAAGCAGTGAAAGTATCAATGCTATCATCAAGTTTATATTCATCAGGCATTGCCCGAGTGAATTCTTTTACATTAGTATGCTCAGAAATAGAAATCTTAGCATTATTATGAAAGACTACCATTGCTTCTTCCAGAGTATTCAAACAAGAGTGTCGTTTCTGATACCGATGTTCGTACTCAAAGCATAAATGTATTCCGTGTGTAATCAACCAGGCAAGATTGTAGTGATTATCTGCAGCCCATTTGGTGCAGGGATGATTGCGAAAAGCACCCTTCTCTGTACTATAGGGAGTGCCGTCTGCTTTATTGATTGTGCCCCAATCATAGTACCACTTAGAATATATGATGGAGACCATTTGACAGGTCTCCAGGGGCATTTTCACGATGTGCTTATCAGGAAGTACTTGAGCAGACTTACTGGGAGACACATCAGTTACAAAGATATTCATAATATAAAATTAAAAAATCAAGAAAAATTAGAGTCAGGCTCCAAAGCGATCCAGTAAGAAAGGTTATAACGTTCGTTTGTGAATTTGGACAGAAGTTTTTCTGACACAACCACATCATAAGAACCAGGAATGATCTTGATATTTTCTACCTTAAAGTTGAAAGTAAAGTCTTTATCGGTCTCACCAACCACAATAGAGTATTCGTTAGAAGTATCATTCTTCTTATCACGAACAACCAAACGAATTACACCTGCTTCACCAACAGCAGAAAGGTCTGGAAGTTGATAAACTGCTGCTGCTTTAATGAGTTTATCAAGTTGCGAATGTTCCAGTTGAAAACAAACATCCTGCGAAGGAAGTGTAATTTCTTTATCTGGTGGTGAGACAATTACTTCTGGGTCAGCAAAGAAATACTTTACCCGACGTTTTCCTTCACGAATAATAACATAAGAATCATTCTCAAAATCAAGGTCTGGGTCTTGATGCAATCCCAATCCATTTAGAAATTGATTGAGGTCATAAATTGCAAAGTTCTTTGAGAATTCCTCCTTAATTTCTGCTTCGGCAAGAATGTTCTTCATTACAGAAATTGTGCGGAGTTTAGAACCTTCCTTCACCAGAATAGACTGATTAATTGAAGCAAAGTTCTTTAAAATAGTAATAGTAGATTCAGAAAGTTTCATAGTTTGATTTCGCAGTTTCATTATTAAATCCGGCAAAGTGATACAGAAGAACACCGTAATGGATAATCTTCAGTGCGTCAAGACGGGACATTCCATCTTTCTTACCAAAACGGGAAGAATACTTGATGAGATTATCACG